CGCAGGTGGGGCAGTACGTGAGTTTGGCCCACCAATTCTTAAAAGAGCAAACTCTCAAACTAAAATAAGAACACCAGAACTTATCGCAGCGGGCAATGTTACAGCTGGATCTAATATGTATGCACAACGTTATTATGATAGTAATAATACTGCATATTATGGTGACTTTGGATCAACATCTCATATTAATGATATTAGAACAAATGTTATTTACGATCGCGGAGATACTACATATTTCTGGAACGGTAACGCTGATCACTCAATGCGAGTATACGGTGAAATCTCAAACTCCAACTACGCAAATGGCAATTTACAGCCCGGCGCTTTAAACATTGGGCGTACTGATACAGATTATCGTTGGGATGGAACAACATGGTCTTCTGATGTCCGTGTCGGTCTTCTTGCTAATGCCAGTGAATATTGGGAATTTGCGATTCACGACTCTGGTGATGAAGTTAACTCATTCTTGTATTATGACGGAACAAACGATCTATATATCGGCCGTGATATTGGCTGGGGTACAATGAATGTATGGATGCCTGGTGATGCATATGCTCCACGTTTCTACGACCAAAATAACACTGCTTACTATGGCGATTTTGCATCTACTTCTAAGTTAAATTATTTAGACACAGCAAATTATGTAACCGTTGGCGGCGGTACAACACAAGACTCAAATAACCCATACAATACTGTATCATCAACAAGGTTACTATTTGGCTCTCGCGACTCAAATGCTGTTGGTAACTACTTTATTGGTACCAACATGGAGAACTACGGTGGGAACTACACTAAACTAGATCTTCGTTGGCATACTGGTATTCGCATGGGTGCCCAAGCAGTTTATGGCGGTACGCGCATCTTTAACAACGAAGATTTAACTACTCTATTATTCTCGGTTGGTAGAGGTGATACAAATACAAGAGTTGAGTCTGGTAGTTTTTATTCTAACATTATGTATGATAGAGACGATACAAACTTCTATTCAGATCCAGCAAGTACATCTCGTTTAAACACCATCGATATTAACGAAGGTTATAACTACGGCTGGTGGAGAAATAGAGAATCGGGCGAAGGTCTATATAACGAAGCAACCACTCAACATTTCTATTCAGACGGTGATGATGGTTGGAACGTAGCAGGGGGCACGGCCGCAAACTGGATTCGTTTCCGTGATGAATACGCTGGAACAATTCGTGGATATGTTTATGCGGAAAATAATAACAACATTGGTTTCTTAAATAACGGTGGTGGTTGGGCTCTACGCACTAATAACTCTACTACGGAAGTTTATGGCGACTTGTATGCTAACATTATGTATGATCGCAATGATACTGCCTATTATATAGATCCAGCGGGTACGTCTCGTCTTGCAAACATAACAATGAACTTCTTAGAGTTTGACGATGGATGGGATATCTACGATGATGATTCTGATTCATTAACAATTCGTTCAAACAACAACGATCACGGTGAAATTCTATTCCGTGATTCTGACTCTACGGTTTGTGGTGAGATTTACTTTGATGATGATAATCACTGGGGCCTCAAAACACCAAGCGACGAATGGGCAGTATATATTGAGCGTGATGCTCGAGTTTATACTTACTATAATGGCACTTGGGAGGAAAGAACAAATAATGGTTATATGGAAGCCCGCGGTTCTTACCGTGCTCCTATTTTCTACGATTCAAATAACACATCGTTCTATGTAAATCCAGATGCTAGTGGTTCGTATGGTAGAGATGGTGGTATATCAGCTTATTTCAGAGGCGGATTAGCATTTGAAGCTTATCAAGTAAATAACAACGCTAGAATTTTTTACGGTGATGATACAACGGCCGGTGGCGGTAATGGTGACTCAGATGTTTATAACTACGGTCGTCAAAACTCCGGTCAAAACGCGTATGGCTTAATATTGGAAGCCGGATATGGCGGTGATACTGGATTTATTAAAATTACTGACGACGGTGTAATGATCGGTGGTGCCGGTGATGAAAACCTATTCATATGGTACGATGAAGATTTCAGATATAATCGTGGTGTTGTTGACAACTCAGGTAACTTGATTTTCTACACCTCTATGCGAGCACCTATTTTCTACGATTATAATAACACTGGTTATTACATGAATCCAGCCGGTAATTCTAATATTTCCACAATGGATTTTGATAGACTTGATGGTCCGTCAAACAGTTCATATGATAAGATTCGTCTTTATGATAGCTCATCCTATGCCATAGGCATGGTTTCTGGTATTACTCACGGGGCTCTAAACGACTGGGCTATGACGTTCTCATTTAATGACGAGGATGATCGTGGTTGGGTATTCCGTGACACTAGCCACTCAGTATCTGGTGCGGCGATGTCATTGACTACTAACGGTAACATGTCGGTTTCTCGCGCCATGAATATCGGTTATGGTGAAGATAATACAAGCTTTGGTACGTCTTACACCTTACAAGTAAGTGGCACAGCATATGCATCATCATATATGATTTCGCCTGTATTCTATGATTCAAATGATAGTGCGTTCCGTTTTAACGGTGCATCTGAACACGATACAAGGTTTCGAGGCGTCCACTATGAAACAATGGCATATATGTCATTGCCTGGTCACACAAGAAACTCTGGTGAATACTATAGAGCTCGCCCGCGTATAACAACTGACACTAACTATTGGACTGGTTCAATGGGCTGGGGTACAATCGATATGAACACTGTGGCAACATGGGGTTCAGGATTTATTGATTCTTGGTCAAACCCAGGCAACCAGCCTTCAGGTACATCACACTGGGTTGGTACTCAGGCTTGGCACTATGCAACGGACGATTACCGCTATGGTTGGCAGATGGTCGGTGGTCCAATTGGTAACTTAAGATTCCGTCAGGCTTGGGGCAATTCCTTTGGCTCTTGGCGTACTGTTACAATGAACGGTGTTAACAGTGACTCAGGCGGCGCATTATATGCTGGCGCATTCTATGATTCTAATGACACCAACTATTATGTAGATCCAGCAAGTACATCAAACATGTATAACCTTTCTGGTATTAATAATATCGCATTTAATTCTGGATGGGATATTTACGATGCAGACAGTAATGATTTCTGGGTTCAATCAAACGATAATGATAATGGTGCTTTCCACTTTAAAGAAGGTAACTCGGATAACGGCGGATATCTATATTTTGACGATGATGGTTCTATTTTTGCTATGTACCACGATAATGGCGAAGCAATTCTTTATTCTGACCAAGACTATATTACTTACTTGTATTATAATGGTACTTGGGAAGGTCGTACAAGATCTGGTTACTTTGAAGCCCGTGGCTCTTTCCGTGCTCCTATTTTCTATGACCAAAACGATACGAACTATTATTGGGATGGTGCTAGCACTTCGCGCTCTAATTATCACAGAATTAACAACCTTTTTGACGCGCAAGAACGCAGATATACTTCCCCTAACGGTGGTACATATACTACATCAACCAGCACAGTAACTGGTGCCTTCCGTATTAGATTACCGACCAACAGATATAAATCTAATACTATGCTTAAATTTAAAGTTTCGATCTATGAGTATAGTACAGGTCGTACTCATGAATTCTTAATTTCAGGGTATAACTACAGTGATTCGGCTGCAACTTGGTATAACGTTTCTGCAACCCAGCTTACTGACGATAACAGAGGTCCCTTTAATATTCGTTGGGGCCACAATGGAACCGATCAAATAGTTTGGATCGGAGATACAGGTACGTCTTGGAGTTATCCTCAGGTTCACGTTCAGTGGGTTGATGTCGGATATTCCGGTTACTCAACTAACTGGGGTCAAGACTGGATAATTGATGTAGTTACAAGCTTTGATACCATTTCGGTAACCAGAACAGCATCTTTAGTTTATACTCTAAACAATAGAGACAATTGGTCTTACGATCTTCGCGCTACTCTCTACTATGATAACAACAACACTGGTTACTATGTAGATCCTTCGTCAACATCACTCGTTAATCGTTTGGATGCTGATCAACTCCGTGTAAATGAATATATTTACCACGCAGGTGACACCAACACTTACATTCGTTTCGTAGGTGGCGATGACATGCAGCTTGTTGCAGGTGGTCGTCAGATGCTTAGAATGGATGAAGGTACTAATCCTGACAGATTGAGATTTGTTACAGATGACAACTGGACTGACAGTAATGGCGATTGGCAAGTGCAGCGAAATATTGATATTCTTGGCGATGCCTCCGCGGCTACTTTTAGTGACATTAGTGATACATCCTACTATTTAGATTTGGATGCTACATCTCGTGTTAATTTAATTCAAGCTACTGAATTGCAAGCGTCTGGTAATATTACTGCGTATGTAAGTTATTCAGATATTCGTTATAAAGAAGATGTAGAAATTATTGAAGATGCAATCGAAAAAGTTAAATCACTTGATGGTATCACTTATAAATACATTGGCGACGAAAAGACATATACAGGTGTCATTGCACAACAAGTTGAAAAAGTTCTTCCAGGTGTTGTTTACGAAGTCGATATTCCAGGCACGGATAAAAAGAAAAAGGCTGTTAATTATGGCAATATTGTTGGTCTGCTTATTCAGTCAACTAAAGAACAGCAAGAAACTATTGAAAAACAGCAAGAAGAGATTGACAGCTTAAAGGAAATGGTATATAATCTACTTGAGAAATTAGATAAATAATTCTATTAAAACACAGGAGAAATAAAAATGGCTTTAACTTTATCATATGCCGTTAAAAGAATTAAAATCAAAGACGAGACTAATTCTGATGGCGTACTTTTAGAAAACGCAGTGTGCAATACATACTGGGAAGTAACAGGAACAGATGAGGAAGGACGTACTGCTATGTGGTCTGGTGCAACACCATTCACCGCTGCTAATGTCCCAGCAGCATCATTTGTAGCATTTGAAGATTTGCAAGAGTCTGATGTTCTTGGTTGGATCACAAATGTTGTCGAAAACGACCCAACTTATAAAGCACACATTGAGTCTCAACTTAGAAGACTGATTGAAGACACAGCAGTAGCAGAAGTTACTGGTAGTTCTTTACCTTGGGAGGAAGATGATGTTGCTCCAGAAGGCGCCAATACAGCAGTTTCAGCAACACCTTAATAAAGGAAAAATAAATGAACTACACATGGAATGTTATACAAATTGGAAAAAGAGATGTCACTAACATAAATGGTGATGTTTTAACGGACGCTGTAGTTTATGTGGAATGGCAAAAAACAGCTACAGATACTGATGGTACTATAGCTCATTGCACCGGTAAAACTGATTTAGATTTATCTAATACAGGAGTTGGTGATTTTGTTGCTTTTGAATCTGTAACAAAGGATAATTTAATTACTTGGGTTGAAGCTGCTTTAGGCGGTCAAACCCAAGCGATTAATAAGACATTAAATAAAAAACTAGACGCAAAAAGAACTACTACTTCTACCTTTGACGGCTAATTTTTAGCAATTTATAATATGGAGGTAATATGCACGATTTGCATATCGGCGGATTGGCCGCTTATGCCATCAAACGAGGAGGTTCATTATATCCGATAATCGTCCCAAAAGAAGCGTTGGGAAATGAAACAGGATTAATGAACCCCTCTGTTTTTGTTCACAATGGCAGAATTTTAGTAAACGTACGGCACGTTAATTATATCCTTTATCACAGCGAAGCCAAAAAGTTTCCACATCAGTGGGGACCGTTGGTTTATGTTCATCCGCAAAATGATGTAACTCTTACCACATACAACGTTATATGCGAATATGACCAAGATATGAATTTTATTTCAGCTGGTAGAGTTAACACAAAAGATTTTGATACAAAGCCTACATGGAATTTTATTGGGCTTGAAGATGCTAGATTATTTGCATGGGATGATCGTTTATTCCTATGTGGTGTGCGCCGTGATTGTTACGATAATAAAGGCAAAGGCCGCATGGAAATGGCCGAAGTTGAATTTATAGACAATGAATGGAAAGAAGTATCTAGGAACCCAATTCCAGCTCCTGGCGATGATTTAAGTTATTGTGAAAAGAATTGGATGCCCGTTATGGATATGCCATATCATTTTGTCAAATGGACAAATCCAACGCAAGTTGTTAAATATGATATTGAAGAAAAAACCACAACTGAAGTTGTTTTAGATGAAAGCAAGTTTATCCAATTTAATAACGATTTAAGAGGTGGTTCACAAGTTATTAGAATGAACCCAGATCAAAGGATGACATTCTGCCACCAAACAAATCTACTAAAAGATCCATTTTTGAGAAAAGATGGAGATTACTCACACAGGGTTGTTATTTGGGATAATGAATGGAATATTATTCATGCTTCAAAACAATTCTATTTCTTTGGTTCTCATCATGACCATGCCTCCAGCAATAAATATACCATAGAATTTGTTACTGGTACACAAGTTTTGGGTGACGATATTCTTATTTCTTTTGGCTTAAGTGATAATGCTTGTTATATTCTAAGAATGCCAGTGAAGGTATTTCTTGAGTTTTTGAAGGTATAATATGATTAGAGATCTTTTAAACGATTATGTTTTAGACAATAAAAATCCATTTAAAATATACAAAGTAGCTCGTGAATACGATCGGCTTCAGCAAGCGGCTGCAGCATTTACGTTTTATATGCGCGCTGCTGAATATAATAATGAAAGTACATTTGAAGAAAAATGGATCCAGTATAAATCTTTAATCTTTATGGCACTTATCCACCATAGGGAGCAAAACAGAGATGTAACCGCAAGGGGTTTGTTTATGCATGCAATTTCTGTAATGCCAGAAAGACCTGAAGCTTATTATATATTTTCAGAATGGCTAGCAGATCGTCACGAATGGAGAGAAGCTTTAACATTCTCAAGTATTGGATTAAATGTAGTTCAAGATTTCATCCCTATTGATAACGATTTAACATATGTTGGTAAATATAATCTTCAATTTGTTCACGCAATTAGTAAATGGAAAACTGAAGGTTCAGACAGATCTAAAAATCTTTTGTTTAATTTCAAATATAAAACAAAACACAATGATTACCACGAGGAATTAATTAATCGTTGGATTTCTCAAGCAGGCTATCCTAGTACACTTGCTTATACAAGAGAAGAAGCAAATCTATATAAATGGCCGTTTGAAGGAATTGAAGATATAGATACCAACTATTCTAGACATTTTCAGGACATGTTTGTGTTATCTGTCAATAATGGCAAAAGAAATGGTACCTTTATAGAAATAGGATCTGGCGATCCATATAAGTTTAACAATACTGCTTTACTAGAAGACTCTTTTGGCTGGACTGGGCTATCACTTGATAATAGTGAGGAAGCCTGTTCTCTTTTTTCAAGAAAAAGAAAATCGACCATTATATTATCAGACGCGTTAAATGTCAATTACCAAGATTTATTTAAAATGCATTGCTTTGATAATTACGTAGATTTTTTACGTATTAATTCTGAAGCAACATCATTAGAAGTTTTAAAAAATATTCCTTGGAACAAGCATGAGTTTGGTGTAATTCAATTCCAACACAATTTCTGCTGGTGGAAAAATGATTTTAGAGATAAATCTAGAGAAATTCTCAAAAGTATGGGTTACGTTCTTTTTGCTAACGATGTTGCAGTTAGTGAAACAGAAAACTATGAAGATTGGTGGTTACATCCAACGCTTGCAGCAGCTAATAAAAGAATGAAGACAAAGAAAGATATTAACTTTGCTTGGGAATATATGATGAAGGAGCACAGAGAATGAGTACGGTTGTTATAGTTACTGGTGGATTTGACCCACTTCATTCAGGCCATATTGCATATTTTAAAGCGGCAAAAGAGTTAGGAGATCATTTAGTTGTTGGCGTAAACTCTGACGAGTGGCTAACACGTAAAAAGGGTAGACCATTCATGCCGTTTGAAGAACGTACCGCGATTATCAAAGAATTAGAATGTGTTGATGAAGTAATAGGTTTTAAAGACGATGATGATACCGCTTGTGGTGCTATTTTTCAAGTATTATCTACAAAAGGCTCTCAAACAAAAGTCATTTTTGCTAACGGTGGAGACAGAACTAAAGATAATATTCCAGAAATGATGTATCAAGATGTTGAATTTGTTTTTGGCGTTGGCGGTGAAGATAAAAAGAATAGTTCCTCGTGGATCCTTTCAAATTGGGATAAACCTGAAACTGAAAGGCTGTGGGGTAAATATCGAGACTTAGATCAAAACGGTCATTGGAAAGTTAAAGAATTAACTATTGAGCCAGGAAGATCTTTAAGCGACCAACGACATTTCCACCGATCAGAGCATTGGCATATTGTAGACGGTGATCTTGAAATGAATTTGGAATTTTTAAATGGCTATAAAACATCAAAAGTTTATAAATCAGGTGAAAGCATTGATATTCCTAAAAAGGCTTGGCACCAAGCAACAAATGTCGGTTTTTATCCATGCAAAATAATTGAAGTGTGGATGGGCAGTGTTTTGTCAGAAGAAGACATAGAAAGACGAGACTGATTTTACCTCCCTAAGTAAAATTATAAATAATAGGAAAGCATAAACCTTAGGGATAAACATATGGCACAGCCTACATCAAGAACCGAATTTAAAAAATATATTCTCAGAAAATTAGGTGATCCGGTAATTCAGATTAACGTATCTGATGAGCAAGTAGATGACCGCGTAGATGAGGCAATATCTTTTTGGCGCGACTACCATTACAACGGTAGTCAATTGGTTTATCTAAAACATGAGTTAACAGCAGATGATGTAACTAACGGTTACATAACGCTTCCAACCGGTCTTTTAGGTATTCAAGGAATTTTCCCACTTAATACATCTTTTTCAACTGGATCTGGAATGTTTAATGTAACCTATCAGTTTGTATTAAACAACCTTACAGATCTCACAAGTTATAGTGTACAAAATTATTATATGACAATGCAGCATATTCAATTTATGCAAGAGATCTTGGTTGGTAAGCCAATGATCAGATATAATAAGCATGTTAATAAGCTATATCTTGATGTTGACCAAGATGTATTGAAAGAAGGAAATTATATAATCATTGAAGCATATGACGTAATTGACGAATCAGATTATCCTGACGTATGGGGTGATCGTTGGCTTCAAAATTACGCTGCAGCATTGGTTAAAGAAAACTGGGGTTCAAATCTTACCAAATTCACTGGGATGCAACTTGTAGGAGGTGTATCATTTAATGGTGAAACAATTTTATCGGAAGCCAGGGAAGAAAGAAGAGCAATGGAAGAAGAAGCTGTAGGTAATCTTCAACCACTCACATATAACTTTATTGGATAAGATATGGCTACAAATCTATATTTTAGAAATTACGATAATATCTACGAGCAAAATTTAATTGACGATCTCGTTATTGAGTCAATTCAAATTTATGGTATTGATATTATTTACATCACAAGATCTCTACAAAACGTAGACTATATACGTAATGAAGACGACATCTCTATATTCGACGAAACTTGGGACTTCGAAGTTTATGTTAAAAACATTGACGGCTTTGAAGGAGAAGGTGATTTCCTAAGTCGCTTTGGATTAGAAATTAGAGACTCTATGACTCTAAGCGTAGCATTTAGAACCTTTGAACGTTTTGTAACGCGTAACGTTAAAACCAGAAGCAGACCTTACGAAGGCGATCTTATTTACTTCCCACTTAATGAAAAAATGTTTAAGATTACTCATGTTGAGCATGAAAGTGTATTCTATCAAACCGGTGCGCTGCAAGTTTATGATTTAAAATGTGAGTTATTTGAGTATTCTGGAGAACGTTTTGAAACAGGTCGCGATAATATCGATACGTTGTTTGAAGACGAAGATCCAACAAAAGCAACAACACTTAAGAGTGTTGCTAATACAACGCCTGGTGCTACAAACTGGCAATATGAAACAGTGGCTGATGACATTATCGATTTCTCAGAGATGGATCCATTCAGTGAAGCAATAGATATCGGAGATAGTTAATGGCTATTGTCAATTATTTTTATAACGAAACAACAAGGAAGTATGTTGCTTTATTTGGTACTCTATTTAATCAAATAAGAATCGAAAGAACAAATAGTGCTGGAACGGCTGTACAAAGTATGATTGTGCCGTTATCCTATGGGCCATATCAAAAGTTTTTAGCAAGAATTACACAGGATCCAGGTTTAAATAGAAAGTCAGCTTTAAATCTGCCTAGGATTTCTTTTGAAATTAATGATATGCAGTACGACCCTGATCGTAAAATCGGCACAACAAAAAGAATGTTCAAATCTTCAGTTGAAGATAATGGCAAACGCCCCTATGTTTGGTCACCTGCTCCATATAACTTAAATATGTCTCTTTATATTATGGCTAAATACCAGGACGACGCATCCAAAATTTTAGAGCAAATTATTCCTTTCTTTCAGCCAGACTGGGTAACCACAGCTAAGCTTATTCCTGACTTAGATCCTATTGACATTCCTGTTATATTACAAAGTGTAACAACAGATGAAATTTATGAAGGCGCATTTGAAGAGCGCTCAAGCGTTTTATATACATTAACTTTTACTTTAAAGGGTTGGTATTTTGGTCCTGAAAGAGAAAAGAAAGTTATTAAATTTATCGATATTGATTTTGCCTCTAAGTTAGATGCAACAGACTCAACTAATGGGTTTGAAGAACAGATGATTATAAAGGCAGGTTTGACGGCTAATGGAGAACCTGTAACTCTAGAAACTGCAAATGCTTCATTAACAGCTGTTGTATCTAATACATCTATAACGAGCATTACAATAGATGATGGTGGTCTTGGATTTAGTAAAGATAATCCACCAGTAATTACCATATCCGCGCCTTCTTCAAACAGTGGAGTAACAGCTACAGCAACCGCAACAATTGAGAGTGACCTCGGTCCTATAAAGGAAATTCAAATTACAAATAACGGTTCTGGTTATTCATCAGTTCCAACCGTTACAGTTGAGGCACCTCCAAAATCTTCAATTCTATATACAGATATCGAGTTTGCAGATGACTGGGGAGTTATTAAGGTAATTGAAGAAATAGAATAGTGAGAATTTTAAAATGAGTAAAGATGATATTTCTAAAGCATTAGGGTTAACTCCATTGTCAGAAATAAAAAACCAAGAAGAAGAAATTAAAGGTGTTGTCGAAATAGATAACACTGAAATTGTGCAAATAGAAAAAGGTGAAGTTGTCACAGTAGACGAGGAAAATCTTAACGATTTAGAATTAGCTCGTCAAAATGTTAAAAACATTATTGAAATGGGTGATGATGCTGTAAAGGAAATGGTTGAAATTGCAAAACAATCTGAGTCACCCCGTGCCTTTGAAGTTGTATCAACGTTAATGAAAACATTACTCGATGCTAACAAAGATTTTGTAGACATTTCGTCAAAAAAGAAATATGCGCAAGAAGATAAATTGCCGCAGGAAACTAACGTAACAAATAACAATTTAATAGTATCAACTGCTGATCTGTTAAAAATGTTAAAAGGCGATGATGATGCTTGAAAAAGGTTATCTCGGTAACTTAAATTTAAAACGTATTGGCCAAGGTATAGAATGGACTCCTGATTTATTAAAGGAGTTTATGAAGTGTGCCGGTGATCCAGTTTATTTTGCCGCAAAATATATTAAAATTGTAGATGTTGATAAAGGATTGGTTCCTCTTGACATGTACGAATACCAAAAAGAAATCACAGAAAAAATTAGTAATAATCGACGAGTTGCTGTATTAACTGCTCGGCAGTCCGGTAAAACTACAACGGCAACCGCTGTAATTCTTCATTATATTTTATTTAATGAATTTAAAACTGTTGCTGTTCTAGCAAACAAGGGTGATGCTGCCCGAGAAGTTTTGGCTCGAGTTAAATTGGCATACGAGGCTCTTCCCAAATGGTTACAACAAGGTGTTGAAGAATGGAACAAAGGTAACATTGCTTTAGAAAACGGGTGCCAAGTTTTGGCTGGTACTACATCTTCTAGCGCTATTCGTGGTAAATCAATTTCATTCCTATATCTCGACGAGGTCGCGTTTATTGAAGGATACGATGAGTTCTTCGCATCGGTTTATCCAACAATTTCATCAGGTGACTCAACCAAACTACTCATGACTTCTACACCTAATGGATTAAATCATTTTTGGAAAACTTGCAAAGGTGCAAAGGAAGGTACAAATGGCTATGAATATGTTGAAGTTATGTGGAATGATGTTCCTGGTCGTGATGAAAAATGGAAACAAGAAACTCTTGCTGCACTAGATTACGATGAACAAAAATTTAGACAAGAATATTGTTGTGAGTTTTTAGGTAGTTCTGGTACTCTTATTGATGGTTCTAAACTAAAGGCTTTAGCTTACGATAGACCAATTGCAGAGCAAGAAGGCATTACTCAATACATTAAACCTGTTAAAGGTCATGAATATGTACTTATTGCTGATGTATCCCGCGGCAAAGGCTTAGACTATTCAACCTTTAATATTATTGATATTTCTAAAATGCCTTATGAACAAGTATGCGTGTACAGAGATAATTATGTTGGTCCAGTTGATTTTGCTAGCTTTATATATAGATTAGGCACAATGTATAATGAGGCTGCAGTTCTAGTGGAAATCAACGATATTGGCGAACAGGTATCCGATACATTGCTAATGGATTATGGTTATGAAAATATGCTGTACACGGCAAACCAAGGAGCACGAGGTAAACAAATTTCATCGGGCTTCGGCGGTAAAAGACTAGATAATGGTATTAGAACAACTAAAACTGTTAAAGCTGTTGGGTGTTCTATTTTAAAAATGTTAGTTGAGCAAGATCAATTAAAATTGAGAGATTACAATACATTACAAGAATTGTCTCGTTTTTCCAAAAGAGGAAATTCGTATGAGGCAGAACCCGGATCGCACGACGACTTGGTTATGAATTTGGTACTGTTTGGATGGTTATCAGACCAATCCTACTTTAAAGATATGACGGATATTAATACGTTAATGAAGCTTAGAGAGAAAACGGAAGAGCAAATTGAGGAAGAATTATTACCATTTGGATTTATTGATGTCGGTGACGACGAGGTTTACGATGATGGGATTAGACTCTAGTCTCAGTAAATCAGATAATTTATAAATAGAAACAGTCACTAATATAATTAAACGCGTTTCTAATACACAAAGGAGAAAAATATGGCTTTTTCCGTAAGTCCTTCCGTTATCGTTCGAGAAGTGGACGCATCGGCATCAGTACCTGCCATTTCGACGCCACCAGCAGCCATTGCGGGTGTCTTCACTTGGGGTCCTGTAAATGATCCAGTTCTTGTAACTTCGGAAACAGAACTCGTCGGCCGCTTTGGGAAACCAAATGCTGACAACTATGAGACGTTCTTCACTGCAGCAGATTACTTAGCATATGCCAATGCGTTGTATGTTGCTCGCGCTGACGACGGGTCAACAAAAGCATCAGCGAACTCTAGCAGCGGAACAGATATTTTTGAAGCAAAATATCAGGGTGCACTTGGAGATTCAATCAGAGTTGCTTATACTAATACCGGTGGACATACTGACGCAGCATTTGCTGTTGGAGATATTCTACAAAACGAAACCTATTATGTAGGTCATGCAAACTCAGCAGTTTCTGCGGATGCACAAACATTTTCATTCAACTCTGCATCCATTGCGTTCCAAGTTTCAGCAGCTAAGAAGCTTGCTGACGGTGCGATTACCACTGGTGATATTTTAAACATCGGTAACAATACAGTTGGATACCAAGATTTAAAGGTTGCTACATTTACAGAGTCATCAATCGACGCAAATGGTGCAGTTACAGCTGTTGCAAATAATGTCGTAGGATATGACTATACGATAGCATTTGATGGCGGAAAATATCTATTATCAGAATCAAATCCAAGTAAAATTAAAATTACTAAAAAATGGTTATATAACGGATACTTTAATTCAGCTCCGGAAGCTAATCGTGCACACATTGCTGTCGTTGACAGAGATGGAAAAATCACAGGTGCAGCAGATACTGTTATTGAATTATATGAAAACGTATCTACAGATAGTACTGCAAGATCGGAAAATGGCGACGACAAATACTGGAAAACAGTTATTGAAAATCAATCAAGCTGGGTTTCAGTTAAATCTGCGGCAAATAATACAGTTATTGCATCACAAGGCGCTCGCTACGAAGATTTTGATGGAACACCTTCAGCAGACGCTACATCCGAAACTAATGCAACTATTGCAAATATCGGTCCTGCATATGACACATTTAAAAATGCTAATGAAATCGATGTTAGCATGGTTTTAACTGGCAAATCAGATGAATTTGCTCAAACAGCAAACTATGCAATTTCTAACATTGGTGAATATAGAAAAGATTGTGTTGTATTCTGCTCACCACATAAAGAAGCTACAGTAAGTGTTTCATCTACTGGCGATCAGCTAGATAATGTTATTGCATATCGTAATAACGTTCAAAACTCATCATATTCGTTTATCGATAGCGGATATAAGTATCGTTACGACAAATATAACGATCTATATCGTTGGACTCCATTAAACGGCGACATGGCAGGTCTTGCATCTCGTGTTGAAGTATGGGAATCTCCAGCTGGATACAGAAAAGGTGTAATTAAGAACGTTATTAAGCTAGCATACAATCCTAGTAAAGCTCACAGAGATGCTCTTTATAGCGTAGACGTTAACCCAGTAATGGCTCAAGCAGGTCAAGGTATTCTCCTGTTTGGCGATAAAACAGGTTACGGTGTAGAAAGTGCATTTAATAGATTGAATGTACGTAGATTGTTTATTGCGGTAGAAAAAGCAATTGCAACAGCGGCACAAGGGTTCCTATTTGAACTTAACGACGATTTCACTCAGTCGCAATTCAGAAATATTGTAGATCCATTCTTGAGAGATATTCAAGGAAGACGTGGTATCATTGATTATAGAGTTATTTCAGACTCAACAGTCAATACTCCTGCGGTCGTAGATCAAAACAAATTCAGAGCAAACATCTACATCCAGCCTGCACGTTCTATCAACGTTATCGAACTTACATTCGTGGCTACAAGAACTGGCGTAGAGTTTGACGAAATTGTTGGATCAATTAGGTAATAAATAGATTCAAAAAGGAGAATAAAACATGGCATTTAATATCAATCAGTTCAAATCAGAACTCGTTGGTGGCGGTGCACGTCCTACGCTCTTCCAAGTTCAAATTACCAACCCAGTTGCTCCGGAAGCTGACTTCAAAGTACCATTTATGGTTAATGCTGCTCAGCTTCCTGGCTCGGAACTTGGTTCGTACGTCTTACCATACTTTGGCCGCCAGGTCAAATACGCGGGTGACAGAACTTTTAGTCCTTGGACGGTCACAGTAATCAACGATGAAGATTTTGCTATTAGAAACGCAATGGAAGCGTGGAGTAACTTTATTAACTCACACGACGCCAACACAAGATCTTTACCGCAAGATTATAAATCTAACGCGTTAATTACGCAATTTAGTAAAGATGGTTCAGCCCTTCGTACATATGTATTTGAAGGTATGTTCCCAACGGATATCGAACCAATTTCAATGTCTTGGGCAACACAAGATACTGTTGAAGAGTTCAGCGTTACGTTCCAATATGATTTATGGAGAGTTGAGGGTGTAACCGGTATTCCAACCACTTAATATATTATGAAGGGATAACCCTGTGAAGATTTTTGGATTTGAAATAACTAGAGCCGACGAGGAGGCTGGTGTAGAACCAGTCTCTTTTGTCGAACCTTCCAACGACGACGGTGCTATTACTGTAGGTAACGCCCTTGGCGGTTTTTATGGAACTATGCTCGATTTAGAAGGCTCTGCTAAAACAGAGTCTGAATTGGTTACTAAATATCGTAGCATGTCAATGAACCCTGAGGTTACTCAGGCAATTGATGAAATTGTTAACGAAGCAATTAGTATCAATACAGAAAATAAAATCGTAGAAATATTATTAGACGAAACAGATTTACCAGACAAAGTCAAAGAAAAAGTTACTGAAGAATTTGAAAACGTAATAGCGTTGTTTGATTTTTCATCTCAAGCATATGATATTTTCAGTAAATTCTATATCGATGGTAGAATTAACTACCACATTATGATTGATGAAAAAGATCTCAAAAAAGGTATTACAGAATTAAGGTATGTTGATCCTCGTAAACTTAAATTGATTAGAGAAATTGATAAAAAGACTAGAGATGAACATTCTGGAATTCCTCTGAAAAAAGTTAAAAACGAATACTATATGTATTCAGAAAACGGGTTTGGTAACAGTACACTAAACGCTGCAGGCGGTACTGGTGCTCAAGGTTACAGAATTGCTAAAGACTCCGTAGCTCGAGTTACTTCGGGATTAATGAACGAAAACAATTCTCTTGTTTTATCACATTTACATCCTGCAATTAAACCTCTCAATCAGTTAAAGATGTTAGAAGATGCAACAGTCATTTACACTCTTACTAGAGCTCCTGAAAGAAGAGTTTTTTATATCGATGTTGGTAACCTTCCAAAGTCAAAAGCGGAACAATACCTAAGAGACATGATGACTCGCCATAAGAATAAGTTACAATATAATGCTTCTACTGGTGAAATCAGCGATGCTCGTAAAATGATGACAATGACAGAAGATTTTTGGTTCCCGCGTCGCGGCGGTGAAAGATCTACAGAAGTTGACACTTTAGCAGGCGGCGCTTCTTCAGCATTATCCACTGATGAGAATATGTCATACTTCCAACGTAAGTTATATAAAGCACTTAAGGTTCCTATTACAAGACTAGAACCAGAAAATATGAATGCCTTTGGCCGTAGCACAGAAATTACTCGCGATGAATTAAAATTCAGCAAATTCATTGATAGAATGAGAGCAAGGTTTTCAAATCTATTTACAATTGTATTAGAAAAGCAATTAATTCTTAAAGGTATTATGACTCCTGAAGAGTTTAAAACTATTAAAGGTGATATTCGTTACGATTTTGTTCGTGACAATTACTTTGAAGAATTAAAGGAAGCTGAAATCTTACGCGAAAGAATGCAAACACTTCGCGACGTTGAAGATCACGTTGGTGTTTACTATTCAAGAGAATGGGTAATTAAAAATATTCTAATGCTGGGTGAAGATGAAGCAAAAGAGATGAAAGAACAAATCGCTCAAGAAGCGGCAGAGAATCCTGATCCGGGACCTGACGAAGAAACATAATTATAAATATAATAAAATGAATTTAATAGGAGAAAAGTTATGAAAACTTTTAAAAAATTGTTTTCTGAGGTTGCACAGCCAAAGGCTGGGGAAGAAAAAGCCTTTAAGGACCAGCATACCATTCAGAAATTCGATTATCCGGTTCAAGGCTCTGATGCTATATTTAAAGGCACTGTCGAAAGAAAGCCTAGATTGGCTGATCAAGACGGTGATGCAAATTACGACAAAGCATATGCTCAAACATCTGGGGACATTACTTTAACAGGTACACAACGGGAGTCAGCAGAACTAGACGAAGACGCAGAGCAAATCGACGAGATTTCAAAAGACATGGCAGGTCGTTATATTAAAAAAGCTATGCCACAATATAAGCGCGCTCAAGACAAACAACACGTTGGTCCATTTGGTTCAGCGACGCAAAAAGGCGCTGACGCAAATAAAGAACGTTTAAGAAAACGCCATAAAGGTATTGGTTCAGTTCATAAACGCTATGGCGGAAACGATCTTACTGATCGAAATCCAGCTCGCAATTCAATGACTGGCAAAAAAGCTCCATATCAATACGAGTCAGTAGAGCTTGAAGAAGGTAGTTATGAAAGAGCAGCATATGGTAAAGGCGATGCTTATGATCGTGCTGAAGCTCACGCAGACGCCGCACGCCACCATTATGATCAAGCCGAAAAACATGAAAAAGCACGCAACTTTGATGCCGCAGATCTTCATATGGCAGCTGCAAAAGCACACGACAAAGCAGAAATGCGCATGAGTAGTATACATAGTAAACAAGAGAGAGGTAAGAATATCACGCTCTCTAGTAACCTCAGCAAAAGCAGAGATGCACATGCCGCATCTGTAAAAGCTAACTCACATAACGAGTCAGCAGAGCAAATCGACGAGATCTCAAAAGATATGGCCCAGCGTTATTATAGTAAATCTTATGATGCTCAGAAAAAATCCATGAATACGATGATTGATACAGAAAAAGCTCGTAAGCCTGAAAAGAAGAAAGCATACGACGATGCTCGCGAAACCCTCCGCAAACGCTTAAAAGGCTCAGACATGGCTGCTAAGCGTTTAGCCTATAAAGGTAAAAATGAAGAAGCAGAGCAAATCGACGAGATTTCAAAAGATCTAGCAGGTCGTTATATCAAAAAAGCTCAAGTTGATACAGCACACGCAGGCGATCAAATTGCTACAGGAAGCATGGGTCAAATGGGTGCATCTCCTGATGTTAAAAAAGGTTATGAAAAGCAACGCCAAAAAGGTATTGCTAAACTCGTTCGCCGTCGTATAGGAACGGCAGATGCTGTCCGTAAACTAACAGGGAAAGCTCGTGTACCAGCAACTGAGTCATATGATGATAGTCCAGCATCTCCTGATGAAGCTTCAATGGCTAAAAAACAAGCTGAGTTCATTCAATATGTAGCAAGAGAAATCGGTATGCATATTGATAATGGAAAAGAATTTCCAGAATGGATGCAAAACAAATTGAGTGCTTTACACCAGTCAGCTAAAGATTACCATTCACATCTAGGCGCACACGGGACAAATGAAGAAGTTGAACTCGAAGAAAAGAAACTCACAGCTAAGCAAATGAAACAAGCTTTAGCAGGGCTAAAAGTTAAAGGTAAAGAAACTGTTACCCTGAAAAAAGCACCTTGGGAAAAAGATAAAAATGAAGCTTTAGTTGGTGGACAGAAAAAGTTAGACCATAATAAAAATGGTAAAATTGATGCTCATGATTTTAAAATGATGAGGGCTAAAAAAAAGAATGAAGAGGCAGAACTTAGAGAAGGCCACACGCGTATAGATGCAAGTGAGTATCACCATGATATGGCCGATTACCATGATGATATGCATAAACACTTAAGTAAAAAAGGTACGAAAGAAGCAAAAGCCGCAGCTGAACATCACGCAAATGCCAGGGACGCTCATCATGAAGCATCGTATGATCATGAATTTAGTAACCGCGGCAGATTTGCAGCATCTACGGTAGCCTATCGTAGATCCGAAGAAGCAAACAAAGCAAGTCGCGGCCACACTGATAAAAAGCATATTACTCCTCGACATAGTTTTGGGGACAAAAAACAATATGATGAAAGCGTAGCGCATATTGACGAGATTTCTCAAGAAACTCTTCGCAGCTATCATGGTAAAGCTGGTGCAGATCTTAGAGCAAAAAGAGAAAAGCTTGACAAAGGTACTCTTACTACAGCAGATCTTAAAAAAGGTCAAAACCGAGTTAAAGGTTTAAACCGTGCTGCTAATAAAATGGAAGAAGTGGAGCAAGTAGACGAAACAACTCTATCTGCAACTAAAAAAATGGTAAACGTTACCGGACCTGACGGTAAAGTACATACTGTTCAAAGACGCGTTAAAGCAAACCGTACTGATGACAAAGGACAGGATGTTATTGCCACAAGAGAATCTATTGACGAAGCTTATAAGCAAGGTTCCATTAAACTAAAAGATGGAAAAACTGTAAAGCTTTCTAATGAAGACGCAGATAAATTAAATGGGATGATGAAAGGATTAAACTCTTCTAATCGCCGCAAAATGGAACAAACAATGATGCAATCGCAAAAAGGTTTTAACGAAATCTTATCTTTTGCTAAAACAGTAAGTTAACAGCTATTTGGGGTGAACTTTCTAAGAACTATTACGATGGCTTATAAATTATAAATAAGTTTTAAAAAAGGATATAAAAATGAAATTAATTACAGAAGTTGTGGAAGAATGCTCAGTATCCTCTGTTCTTGACGAGGCCACTGGTAAAAAATCTCACTTCATCGAAGGTATTTTCATGCAAGGGGATTTAAAGAACCGCAATGGGCGTTGGTATCCTAGTCAGGTTCTTGAAAAAGAGATGGTTCGCTATCAAAAAGATTTCATCGACACAAAACGTGCACTCGGTGAATTGGGTCACCCAGATGGCCCAACAATTAATGGCGACCGTGTTTCTCATCTCATTACTGAGATGAAAAGAGATGGTTCTAACTTTATTGGTAAAGCTAAAATCCTTAGCACTCCAATGGGTGAGATTGTTAAAACATTTATGGATGAAGGCGTAAGGATTGGCGTTTCTACACGTGGCCTTGGTTCTGTAAAACCAACTAAAGACGGCATTATGGAAGTACAAGACGATTTCCATCTTGCAACTGTTGATATTGTAACTGACCCATCTGGGCCTAATTGCTTTGTCAATGGTATCATGGAGAATATTGAATATTACTATGATATTGCTTCTAACTCTTGGTTACCAAAAGCGCAACAACAAGAAGTTGCAGAGGTTGTCGAAGAGATTCAAAAAGAAGTTAAAAGACATTATAAGCGCACAATCCATACAATCGATGAGGCATTGGCTTCAAGAATGTTTGAACGTTTTATAAATACGCTGAGAAAATAATATTATTATAAATATGATTACAAATCCACAAATAAAAAGGAGAAGCACATATGTCAGATAATACAGACACATTGGAAGAATTCAAAGCTTCCTTTGGCGATCCATCGACTGCTGCGGAACCTGTAACACCGGAAGGTGGTGCAGCAAAGCACGGTAAAGACAAAAAGAAACCTGGCGAAAAAGCCGATAAGGTTGACACAGCAACACCTGGTCAAGGTGCTGTTAAAGCAGAAGAAGTAGAAGCTGAAGAAGCAGATGAAATCATCGAGGAAGAAGTAGTTTCTATCGACGAATCTGTTGCAGCTATGTTTGAAGGCATGGACCTTTCAGAAGAATTCAAAAATAAAGTTACTGTTGTTTTTGAAGCGGCTGTTAATGAAGCAGCTACAGCAAAAGCAACTGCTATTGTTGAAGAAAAAACTGCTGAACTAGAAGCATCAATGAATGAGTCAATCGACGCATCTATTGAAACAATGGTTGAAAATCTTGACTCATATCTCGACTACGTAGTAGAAGAGTGGATGAAAGAAAACGAACTAGCAGTTGAATCTGGTATCAAAGTTGAAATGGCAGAGTCATTAATGGATGGCCTTCGTAATCTATTCGAAGAGCACAACATTGAAGTTGATGACGAAGTTGTAGACGTTGTTGCTGGTTTGGAAGAGCAAGTTAACGAACTCAAAGAAGAAGCAAATAAGCAAATCGATGAGAACCTAGCTCTTGCAAAGGAAATCGCAGCGTTTAAAGCGGCGAAAGTTTTTGATGAACTAGCAGAAGATCTCACAATGACACAACGTGAGCGTCTAAAAGTTCTTTCTGAAAAGCTTGACTTCGGCGATGTCGAAGAATATACTTCAAACCTTAACATTCTAAAAGAATCATTCTTCGCTGACGAAAAGCCAATCGTTGAAGAAAACGATGCTGAAGAAGAAGAGATCATCACAGAAGAAACAGAGGTTAAAAAACCAGCTTCTGACTATTCTTCAATCAATGCTCTCGTTGAGGCTCTTAACGCAAGAAAATAATGAAAACTAAAACTTTTATAAATAAAAACAGTAAGTCAATCACAAGGAGATAGAATTAATGTCAAACTATCAAAATCTTGTCGAAAAGTGGGGCCCAATCCTTGAGCACGAATCTTTTTCGACAATCGCGGACCAACATAAGAAAGCTGTAACAGCTACTATCTTGGAAAACACAGAAAAAGCGTTATTGGAATCTGGCGATCGTCAGCTTGCAATGAGCTCACTTCTTATGGAATCACCAGCTAACGATGCAAGTACTGGTGGTTTCGGTGCAGGTTCAACAGCAGCTGGTCCAACAGCTGGTTATGACCCAATCCTTATTTCATTAGTACGTCGCGCAATGCCAAACCTAATGGCATACGACATTGCTGGTGTTCAGCCAATGACAGGCCCAACAGGCTTGATCTTCGCAATGCGTTCACGCAAAACTTCACAAGCTGGTGCTGAAGTCTTCTACAACGAAGCAGACACAACACTTGCTGGTACAGGTGCACAAACTGGTTCAACTGGTGGTGTTTCTAATACAACACTATTCACAACTGGTACAGGTATGGACACAGGTACTGCTGAAGATCTTGGCGACGGCACAACAATGGCAGAAATGGCATTCTCAATCGAGAAAGTTGCTGTAACTGCAAAATCAAGAGCGCTAAAAGCTGAGTACACAACTGAATTGGCACAAGACCTTAAAGCAGTTCACGGTCTTGACGCTGAAACAGAGCTTGCAAACATTCTTCAATCAGAAATCTTGGTTGAAATCAACCGCGAGCTTGTTCGTACAATTTATCAAACAGCTAAACAAGGCGCAACTGGCACATCATCAGCTGGTATCTTTGACTTAGACGTCGACGCAAACGGTCGCTGGTCAGTAGAAAAATTCAAAGGCCTAATGTTCCAAGTTGAGCAAGAAGCAAACGCAATTGCAAAAGGTACACGTCGCGGTAAAGGTAACATCGTTATCTGTTCTTCAGACGTTGCTTCAGCGTTGCAGATGGCGGGTGTACTTGATTACGCTCCAGCACTTAACTCTAACAGCCTTTCAGTTGACGACACAGGCAACACATTCGCTGGTGTTCTTAACGGCCGTTATAAAGTATATGTTGACCCATATGCAGGCAGCAACTACATGGTTGTTGGCTACAAAGGTTCTTCAGCGTTTGACGCAGGTCTCTTCTACTGCCCATACGTTCCATTACAAATGGTTCGCGCAGTTGGTGAGAACAGCTTCCAGCCAAAAATCGGGTTCAAAACTCGCTACGGCATGGTTGCAAACCCATTCGCAGAAGGCACAACACAAGGTCTTGGCGCACTTACACGCGACGCAAACGAATACTATCGCAGAGTACGCGTATCTAACCTATTCTAATAATAAGAGTAAGGTTAACTTACCAATAAACTGGGGAGCTTTTAAGCTCCCCTTTTTTATTCCATTTCTAATTCGTGTTCAATAAACTCTGCTTCTACTTTGCAGTTAGGATATTTACGGTCAAGATAGAGAAGTTCTTCTGAAGTTGCATAACCAGAATATTCTTCTCCTTTATGAACAACAACTCCGGCTTCGTTAGTAACTGTAATTTTGTAAAATCTTTTCCACATTCCGTGTCTCCTTTTGATATAACCATATTATATCATATGAAAACAAATGTCAATAGTTAATTTTACTTTTTTTGTTTACTGGCGTCATTACATTCCTAACGCTTCCATATACATTTGAGTCATTGCATTTTCGTTTTCAACATCATCACGATTGCGTTTACGAATAGCAATAATTTTTTTCATTACTTTAGTATCGTACCCACGACCTTTAGCTTCAGATAAAACTTCTTTCATTTGGTCCATGATATCTGATTTTTCTTGAGCTAGGTTTTCGTAACGTTCAATAAATTGACGAAGTTCGTCGGCTGTTACTGTGTAAGTATCATTCATAATATTCTCCTATTTTTCAAAATTTAGCCAACCAGTTAAAATATATTTGTCTCGTGTTTGAGAAACAACTCCTCGATGAAAATGTGTCCACATTGAAGGCCATATAACAGTACGACCTTGAACCGCATCCAATGTTAAATTTTGGTATTGAAATTCAGTTCCCCCATCTTCTACCGTGTTAAGATATGTCATAAAAACCAAATGTCTTAAACCTCTTTCTGGCTCAGGATTACATGCAACCTCGCAATGCCATTGTTTAAACCCAGCGCCAGGAGGATACCATTGCATATTAAAAAATTCTCTAGCAGAAAATGGGACCATTGCACCAGCGTTTCTATACTTAGAAACATATTTACTTACGCAAGAGCTGATTGTTTCTTCTAAGTAATGATGTACAAATTGACCAGGCATGTTATATGAAGATAAATCTTTTGAGTCTTTAAACTCTTTATTTACATGAGATCCCTTTTCCGCATTATACATTGATCCATCTTTAGTTAAATCCGGATTGTCGTGAAAATATTTTATAAATCTTTCACATTTATTTTTAGATAATGAATAATCATAATACTCAATAAAGTTATAATTTTCCATCTTCCCTCATTTTAGCTCTAATTTTTGTAGCGCTAATATCGTGAATTTTTTGACCTAGGTCGTGTTGTGTAAAGGTATAACCCACACCCCGTCCATAGCTAATATCAACAATATTAGGTACTTCCATGATTATGTATTCGTAGCCGTCGTGATATCCTTCTTTTTCTAATGCGGCTTTCATATTATCAATAACTTGTATTACACCAAAAGGATTGTCAGTTTGAGCTGCAGTACGACCAGCACCAGCATCGCCGTCAAAGTTAAACACATCACGAATCATAATAGCAACTTGTCCGGTTTCAGATAAACAGCGCTTGAATAACTCAGTATGTCCGTCATGCCAAGGTTGCCATCGTCCTAACATTTGTGTAGTTGGTTTTTTCCAATCAAATCGTGGCTTATCATACATTATGCTTCTCCTTTAATAAGTTAGCAAATTCAATAATCTCTTCGTCTGATTGAAAACCTTGAACGTGGTAATCTACTTCATCGGGCCGTTCAAATACCTTATTAGTATCCTCATAACGTCCGGCGGTGATAGTATCCATCCAAATAGTAATGTCTGCATTAAACTGCTTACGTGTTTCGCCAGTTGGACATACAAAATCACAAATAACAGTACGTGCACGTGTTGCTTCAAAAGTAGCAATCATATTCATACGTTCGCTTTGCCTACGACGACCAGCATCGCTGAAATCCCAGTCATTAGCCATTTCGCGAACTTTATCTGCATTATACCATGCACAGTTTAAATGCACTTGTAATCGTTTTGCCAGGTGAGTTTTACCAGCACCCGGCAATCCCATAATTAAAATTTTCATTCTTCTTCATTTTCCTCTCCGTAAAAGTATGCCCATGTTTTAAGTATAGCCCATACTGTTACTAAAATCATAAAGTAAGCTGCACCTGCAAACAATTGATAACCTACGGTATACATCATGTATGCTGTAATTGCAGCTCCTAATTGTTGTACTAATTTAAGTCGTGATGGCACATCATCAAACTCTATTTCAATTTCACCAGGACTTAAGATTGTCCCGACTGCATTAATAAAATTAATCATAGACCAACAAATTAATGCAACCCCAGGAAAAAGCCAATACTCATTCTCTGTATATTGAAAAGCAAGTACACCAGAAAGGTGTACTGCTGAAACTATGAAATAACTATTTAGCATTAAAAGCCCCGAATGATTGCAAGTGGATCAATCCAAATTAAAATCATTCCTAGAATTAGTCCATAAAGGACTACTTCAATTGGCTTAAGGTTACGAATATGAGTATCAAAGTCTTTTAGTAATTTAAGCATCTGCCATCTCCAATGCTAGATCTAGTGCGTTAATATTGCGTTTGGCGTTTCCACCAAACCATACGGATGATAGGCGGCTATCGTTTGAGCGGCCTAGTTTGTGGTTAGTCATATATGTAACCGCGTTATAAGCGTTCCACCATGTACCAGGTGCAAAGTGATCGCCGGGTTGATTTTCTACTAGAGCCATAGCATCTTTTGCGCGAGTGGCAAGATCTTCTTTTTCTTTAGTAGATTTGCCAAATACAACGCCAAAGAACTCTGTAAGCTTTTCGTCGGTATAACGCTTTGAGCCAAGGAACTCAGCTGCTTCTTTGAACTTCTCAACCTTGTTGTGACCAAGGCCAAGGATTTCTTTTACAGCTTCAGCATTAAACTCTGAACGGTGGCTAACACGAACAGAAGGCTGACCCTGCTCGTTAAGTGCTACAGCCAAGGTGTTATTGCAAACAACACGTTCCATAACGAACTTGATATCGATTGCTTTACCATACTGGTGGGGGTTAGAGAATAGTAGATAACCATTGACTTCGTCACCATTGAATAGTGAGAAACCATCTTTGACGTCTGCCAAAGCCCATACCAATTTGCCGTCTTTTAGAGAACCGGCTGTGTCCATAACCATGTCGCCATTAGAAACAAAGTCAGTAAAGAAATCAAATGCTTCTGAGTTTTGTACTGGGTTCCAACCAGGTCCTACTTGAGTAAGGATCTTACCGTCTGTAGAACGGACTAGAGCCTGTTGACCAGTAGAATGGTTATCACCCTTATAACGATAAAAGGTATCTACTTTTTCTACGTCCCAGTCTAGACCAGCGACTTCCATCATTTGCTGGGGTGTCATGTCATCGCTGACAGGTACGCCAAGTCCATGCCAAGGCTTACCTTGTGACTCGCGATATGCCATTTGTGCTTGACCGTTGATAATTTCCAATTCGTGTGCCATAATATAACATCCTTTGTTTGATTTGATATAATCAATATAAACTGATTCTATTCATATGTACATAGTAAAAATGATTTTTAATGAATTGTTTCACTAATTTCTAATCCATCAATCATATCAAAGGTGAATAGTTCATAACCCGATTTTAATAAATCTACCAAGTCAACGTACTTATCTTTTGAGTCAACCTGGCCAACAAAGATGTTAGGACGGTCACTCAAAAAAGTTCTGATATAAAGCATTGCATCTTTTTTGCTTTCAAAAGAAAAAGCTTTTGTGAGTTGGAAAAAATTTGTAGCAGACCATAGAGGAACTGTGGTCCCCATAGGGCCATACATTTTAGTCTTATGTGTTCCTAAAAATACCCCAGCTTCTGGGTCTAATATTACGTACCTCATACGTTTATTTATGCTGCTTTACCTTTATAACCTTCCCACCAAATAGGAGCGGGGCGCCCTTTTTCCCATTTGGCGAAAGACTTTGCTACGTGGTAATAATTGCGGTATGCCTGGACAGCATCACCTTTTACAATACACTCAGGATAATGGTTCATTGCCTGAGCAAACTCTGTTAGTCCAATATCTGGTATATTCTGTGGAGGGCTAGATAAAATGTCTTTAAGCTTATCATATGTCATATGTTGCTTATTAAACCGCACTAGAAATTCACTACAGAGTGCTAGTAGGTGGTCGTAGTGCCACATATAGTTATCCTTGGATTCCATTGTCCATTTAGTACATGGATGGCCGTGGTGAACAGCCTTGTAAAGAACTTCTTCCATATTAGAATTGGGATGGACATAATAATTTACAAGGCGTTTACCGGACTTTGATGGCCGTTTTTCTAACTTACCATCGAGCATACGATGGGCTGTCGAGAGCATTTGGCCTGCCTCGACAATCATCTTTGGAATGTGCTTGTCACACATCATTTGAGCAGAAGTTACAGGACTTTCGTCAAGTACGAATATGTTCATGTGCTAGGGTATCCTCAATATTACCGGTAGTAGACCATCCAATTAAAGCTCTTTTTTCAAACAAACCATTTTCTGGAAAATTACAGCTAGAGTGGAAAGAATGGCGGGACATGGCTAAAAGGTTTCCTTTTTTCCAATGAAACTGAGTATCAATAGAAAAGAGATCTATGATTTCTCTTTTTTCATGAGTAAAATGCTTTTCGTACATTTCATCATCTATTTCATATACTGGCTGATGGCCTGTACGTTTAGCCCACACACCCGGTGCTTTAACAAAATCACTCCATTCATTGAAAACAAAAGTATGGGCATCATAGTCAGCCAATGGAATTAAAAAAGTCCAAGCATAATCTTGATCTTCGTGTATTCTTGTAGCTTCTGGATCTAGCTCATCATAGGAGTCACTATGAACACCATAAGGTTTAAATGCATTTAGTATGTGCCAATTCCAACATTGGATTTCTTGTCCAAAGCGCTCTCTAATTTTAGCATTACAATAGTCATTAAGCCAGTTACCCATACTTGGGCCTGGATACCAGTAATGAGAACGGGCTGGGACACTTTTTCGCTCGGTTGAATCACTCATGTAAACACCATGTGATTCAACTTGAATATCGACGTCAGAAAATTCTCTAAATCTTTTTTCTACTTCAAAAATTTCGTCGTCACTGAAAAAATTTTCAATGACTTGAGCCTTTGGATTAAATATTGTCATAGAACCTCTCTTTTAAAATAATTATTCATTGTGTTGCGATACCATGCATAATTAGCGTCGCGAAGAATTGCAACTGGAGCACTGTCTTTAAGTGCTGCAAAATAAGTTGAAGGAGAATGATTAGCAATCAATTCTTTTAAAAATTTGGCTTTAGTGATAGGACCGCGATGCTTAAAGCGAGCAACAAATTTGCGATCTGAACCATAAGTTAGATACATGCCGTCATAGTTAAATTCAGATTTGATAAACTTTTCCATACTTTCCTCCATTGGATATATATACAGTATAAACTGATTCTAAGGGGATGTCAACCCCCTTATGCCATTTCCACATCAAAAAAGGAAAATTAATACAGAAACAACTATCATTCCAATAATAATCATAGGACATGCAATACTTGTGTTATTTCCTTCGATAGGTGGAAATTGTTCAAAGTCGTTCATACAACCCCCTTATGCCATTTCCACATCAATAAAGTATAATCCTTCTTCGTCAATTTCTTCATCGTCGAGATATAGATCGTCAGATAAGAAATTACGGCAGTTAACATAAGATCCTTCAAAGGTAATATTTGGGTTTCCACCACCAGGACCAATTGCAGTGAAATCAACCATTTTTAAGTTGTGTTTCTCAAGAAGTTCTAAGAATTCCCCAAGGTTGCAATCGTGTGCGATGTCAACGTTGATTTTAGCCATGATATAGTTTCCTTTTTATTTTGTATATTATCAATCTATACTGATTCTATATCAATGTACATAGTTAAAATGATTTATTCGTAAATTTCTGCGTATTTTTTTCTTACAGCTTTATAGTGCGCTAAGTACTCATATGTTGGTACTTTAAACACCTGGGGTTCATGGTCATCAACCGCTATTAGGATTACACCTTGTTTAATTGGAATACCAGTTTGTTCGTAAAAAGCAGCCGCATAGAATGAAGCCTGGATAAAATAATTTAAAATCCATTCTTCCTCTTTTGGCTTACGTGAAGTTTTAAAATCAACTACTGATAACTCACCGTCCCATTCTGCAATACAATCAACTTGCCCACCAGCTTTTAAACGATCGCTGTAGAGAAATTCTTCTTGGAAATAAACATTATCTAAGTGTTTATCCAAAAGTGGTTTAATCGTGTTAAACGTAAACAAATTGGAAGGAACATGTTTACCTTTCCAATCTTCGAGGTTATCAATGTAATCTTCACAGAGTTTATGAACTGCGGTACCGCGATTAGCAGCCTGGGTTGAGATACGATTAGCTTCTTCTTCGCCAACCCGTTCTCTCCATTTTTGAATACTATCACCTTTCATTACTCCCAAAATTGTAGTAATGGATGGGTAAGCGTTTCCTTCTGGTGTGAAATATTTTCGGCCACTCGTTGTTGTTTGACGAGTGATCTGCGGGAGTACGATCCCGTGGTCTACATGATTAAACATAATATAAATTTATCCGCCTATTAAAACTTTAGATGATCCTGATGTTATTGTGTGGTCAAATGTATGGTCCTTATTAAAGGTGTCACCAATTCTTCCTGCGTTTTCTCCTTCAAAAAATACTTTTGAAGAATATGTATCAAGTGCAGGTGTGTGATTTTGCGCAGCAGCAACGCAAGGCTCGCCATCTGGGTGGGCCGCCATTACATCGTCTTTAACTACTGGAAATCTATTCTCGTCAATTTTTACCTTTGTAATGGTAGCAGCACCCGTAGCCGACGTAGGTTTTGCAGCATCCCAATACCACTTAATTGCGGTTCCTTCGGAATCTTCTTCACACACGGTTCCTTTTTTACCGTCCGTTATAGTTACGACACTATTGCCGCCTGCGTATGCTGCTCCTGGCATTTTATGCTGCCTCCAATACATTTTCCTTTGCCATTATATATTCTTTTACCAAACCTGAACGAACGATATCATCCACCGTGAAATTAACTACATCAAATGATGGTATTGCTCTTAAGACTTTGATAAAATTGCATAGGCCAGAAATATCTGCCCTATTTCTAGATTGTTGTAGATCGTCTTGCTTTGTATCACC